GCCAATATTCGTGCCAGTGGTACCAGTAAACCTGCGCTTGAGTTCTTCACTTTCCTGCTCCTCCAAGTCTCCATTAACTACAAGAATTCCACCAGGGCGACCATCGTTTACAACAAAGTTTCTATTGTATACCTTTGAGTAATAATCAAATTCAATCGCTAGTCCTGCAGAATCAAGAGGTGTCTGTCCGCGGAATGGGTCAATTGGGTGTGGGACACGAACCCACAAAACATCTTCTGCTGGAATAATTCTTTTTGGGGTATTTGGATACTCAACTGAAAATCCAGAAACAAACTTCTCTGGGTCTGGTATTGGATAAACATATTGTGGTTGCAAAAGAATGAGTGCTGCAACATCACCCATGCGATTTCGTATTACTTCAACGAATGCACCCTTTGAAGAAAGCAGCAACTGGGAAGAAAGCATGAACCTGAATGTGAATGCATCTTGACCAGGGTTGGCCTTGCGATTTAAAATATTTAGGATTGGGTCATCCCAGGTAAGTTCACCGATTCTCCAGTCACCCTTGCGAAGGCCAATCGGAAGCGACGCAGCGTTTGCAGAAATTGCATAAACCGACTTATAAACCCAAGTAACCCTATCTAGTGCATTTTTAATTCCGCGTTCAATATCCCAGCCAGACTTGTATGGAGTGGCGGTAGCCAATTGTGAAGCCTGAGTTGGGATATAAAAACCCTTCTTGTCAATAAACGCAGACTGCTGTGGCTGTGTTGAGAATGAGCGCAAGAATGCCATTTACTTATCCTCTTTCATATCCAAAAAGAATTGCGACAGAAATGAAAGAAGCAGAAACCGCTATCACCCCAGCCTGATTATTAAACATAAATCCCGCTGTAACGGCAGACACAAGGCCGCCAGCAAGGGCAGACAGAGAGATTCTTGCCCTCATGTCAACTCCTAGTTTTGGGGCAATAAACCATGCACTCAAAAGTGCAAGTACCGCCAGACTAAGACCTACATACATACTTGAACCCTCATTTGCGACCGAAACAAAATCTCATATACCAAATACTAAGTTACACTACAAATTGCCATTTTTGTTGTTGCGTACCACGGGCTAAGCCGTTCCCTTTAACCCGCCCGTGGCACGCGACATTTATTGCGTCAGAATGGCTCTTCTTCATCAAAGAGTGGGTTTGAAGCCTGCTTTTTAGGAGCAAACTTTCCCTGAGTATTACCATTTCCGCTAAGCGTCTTAGTGATTTCGCCTACTTGGGCTTTGCGCAATGATGGTCCGATATCCTCAGCCACAAGAACTACTTTTGACTGATTCTTTCCGTCTTTTTCCCATGTCTGCTGCTCAAGGCGACCAGTAACGATTACTCGTGTACCTTTGTCAAGGCTGGCCTCAATGTTGTCGGCCAACTCGCCCCAGGCGGTTACATCAAAGAACGAAGTTTGTTCTTCCCAATTGTCCTGCTTATCTCGCCAGCGACGGTTAACCGCAACTGAGAAATTGAGCAAGGACGAGCCTGACTTGATATTTTTCTTTTCTGGTTTGGCAGTTAAATTGCCAATGATAGTGACTGTTGAACTCACTTTATTCTCCTGAAGTAACTGATGCTTCCGCATCATCTTTTTTAATGTCTAACAAGAACCAACCTCTCAGCCACATGACGGCAATTATGGAATAACCACAAATGTCCAACCATGTATCCTGCACGGGTTCAAACAGAATAGGTCCGTCAAACCCTCGTAGGTTCTTGAGTCTTTCCAACTTGTCATTCATGCGAATGACAATTCCTGGAATCTCAAAACGAGCGATGTTTCCATGCCCGTACATCTTTTGCTTTCCTAGCACTGTATGAAAAATCAAACCAGCAGAACTGGTGTGACTTTCACTTGACACAAGCGAGTACCCGTGAAGTGCAGCAACTGCAAGATTGAAGAATTGCTCTTCAAGAACTTCTTCGTCAATTTCTTTTGCGTGAAACACTGCATCAACAATTTCGTCAAACTGAAACTCAACGTATGACTGCACAGCACTTTCATCTGGCATTGTTGCAACTTCATATGACTTGCACAAGTCAGCAATAGTATTTACAACAATCGCTGCTGCGCTATCCCAATTTCCTGGACGAATATCTTTTCTCATTTCAATAACCCCTTGTGTGGAACTGGTGCAAGCATAGCCGTTTTTGACTGTCTGAATTCCCACTCAAGCGTTCGTCGCAAAGCAAGGAATGTTGCAAAAATGTCGTCGTCAATTCTTAATGGCTGATATGCCCACTTATCTGGGCGAAGCAATAGGGCGGCTCCAGCATCAATCTTTGGCATTGGTATTTCTTCATCTCCATCAAATAGAACATCAGCATTCTTGTACGCAGCAAGTTGTAGTGCAACCTTTGCAGAAATTCCAGAGCGTGTAGTCTTGAAGTCAAGAAGAATGTTCTTATTATTTATCTTGCAAATCGCATCAAGTGAACCAGCATAAACGTGAGTTACTGAAAACACTGACTTTTCAACGTGAAGCCACTCTGGCTCAAAGCGCTCAACAAAAGCATGGAATCCATTGATGTACGGAATCAGGTCATCGTCATATTTATAACTAGGGTCAAGAATAATTTGCTCAATGGCTTCGTGTACGCGCGTTCCAGTATCTGCGGCTTTATTTAATTCGCGCTCTGCTGCGCTCTTTAACCACTCAATAGCCTTGGTCTTGCCTTGGTTGGCAATCATGTCATTGATTTCATCAATTTCATTAATGGCGGCCTCTGCGGTTATCTTGCTATTCCACTTTGGCAAGTATGGCGCTGGCAACATTCCGACAATTGATGTAACAGATGGGGCACTAAGACCTTTGATATTCGGATGCTTATAGTGGCGCATTCCATTGATTGAAATTGTTTGTACTTTTGGATTTGTCATTTGATTACCCTGTCTAGGTCAATTGTTTTATTATATTCTGTCCAGTCATCAGTGAAGCGATACACATCAACTGATTCCTTTTTGTATAGGTCTCTGCCAAGATTCATAACAAGGTATGGAGGGCATGGGTTTACAAACTCATACACTCGGCCATCATAAGAACCACCACGAAAAGTAATTTCTATGGTTTTTAGAGTTTTAGAAGATTTTTTAGATGCCATTATCGTGGTTGCGCGTGCTTAACGATGTTTTCAAAATCCATGCGCATCAACTCAACATATTTTGAGAGTTTTTTTATGTATGCGGCATCCATAACAACCGTATCTGTTTCTTTGTCAACTTCAAGCACTGAAATATGCTTTTCAATTTGAGAAAGACGCTTGTTAAGTAGATTTGTACTTGCGTTAATCTCGCGAACCACTAATGCAATGTTATTTGGGTTGAATGAAACACGCTCAATATCAATAGGAATATCTTTTTGATTGAACATATTCCCTGGGACTTGAAAAGCCCCGCTATCACCTAATGGAAATCCTGAAATTTTAGACATATTTTCTCCTGTGTTTAATAATTATATACCCGATTAGTCTGCTTTGTCAACTTTTTCTCCGTTAAGAGACATTTTCATTCCAGTAAGCACGTCAATTATCTGTTTAATGAACTCTGGATACAAGGCGATGTGAGAAATATCCTCAAAAGCGGTCAAATCTGACAAAAGACTAATTACTTCATCAACCTGCTCTGGATTTTCAAAGTATCTCTCTGGTCTTGGCTTATAAGTGAGGTCTTTTTGCTCTTCATTTTCCACTTTTTGCTCCAATTTTGTTAATTCCGATGCCATTTTCGTAAGCAATTCGGTTTCTGCGTGAAACTTCCTTGCTGTCACGCTTCTGGCGCGCTTCAGCAATCTCGTGCAACTTTAGTTCGCCTCTTGGGGTTATCTGGAAATGGTCAACTCCATTTATTACTCGGTGATAGAGGTAGTCACAGACAACCAAAAACTCAAAACATTCACCAGATGAACGACGCATGTTGTAGTTATCCAAGTGGAAATTGACCCAGTCGTCCCACTTAAATGCCTTTTTCTTAAATTTTGCGTACAACAACACCCTGTGAGTTGCACCGTGGTACTTGATTGTTCCAGCGCCAACTTTTTTCAATGCTTCTTTGCGTAATTTTTCTAAGTTTTTACCAGTTGGAATTGTTGTTCTTGGACTTGCCATTGTTTTCCTTGTTATGTTGTGTGTTTTTTGCACTTTGGACATGTTACTAACATTCTTGAAAGACTTGTCTTGATGGTGTCGCGAATCAGTATTCCGCATGCGGTGATACTAAACGACTCATGGCTTGCCTCTGTTCTTTCAACTTCCTCAAAGTGCCTGAGATGAATATCGCTCATGCACTAAGAGTATCAGATTTTGTAAACTCTCCAGTTCCCAAGTTTGCCCTGTGAGTAATCCATGATGTACTTGGCGACCATTACATTGCACATCGGGTCTTTGAGCCCTTGCATATGATTCTTGCTTGCATCTTCACCACAAACCTTTTCGGTTACTGACTGCCAACTGCTATTAATCTGCAGGAGGCCAGTATCGTACGACTTGTCCTTATTTAGATGATATGTCATCACTCCGTTTTTCCAAGTTGCGTTCTGTGACTCTGGATTACAATGGCTTTCACGGAATGCAATGTATGAAAATACATCAACTGGCTCAAGTCCAACTTGCTTGAATAATGGCTCCCATTGTGGGCAACGCTGACTCTGGTCTCCAGGAATGTTGTACATAGGAATGTTCTTTGGTACACCATTGGTTGCTAGTCCACGGACTTGAAGAGCCTTGATATGTTCCCTACGGGTAATTTTCCCATAGACACCATCAACTCTCACTGTGCCAATTGCCTTCTGGAGTTCCTTGACCCGTGGGCCAGTCTCATTCATTGAGAATTCCTGCTCCAAGATTGTTGGAGTCTTGGCATCTGCATGAAGCGCCAAAGATGCCGATTGGGTTACTTGAGCCTTGGGCTCACTCATTGAGTTGGCTACCTGGTTTCCTGTCCAACCGAACAGTGCGGTCAGCCAGATTGTGAATGTGGCAATTACGGGTCTGGTTATCAATAGTCTCTCCTATCGTCGGCCCTCCTTCGGTGGCAAAGACTTAGTAAGACCAAGTCTCTCCGCCTCGGCGGGGTTGTCATGTTTCCAGCGGTGGTGCGTACGGCACAACACTTGGCAGTTATTCGGGTCTAAGTAGTCTCCTCCGCGACCTCGTGGTATAACTTCGTCCACATCTAGTGGACCTGAACATGTCAAATATGTTACCAAAAATTTCGCCTGACACAACCCCATATCGCGTTCAAGGACTATACGACGGACTTCTGACCGTTGTGCCGCTTGGCTTTTAACCTTTTTAGAAATTTTAGAAATCTTTTTATTATTTTGTTTTATCTTTGTTTTTCGTAGAAGTGGTGCAGATTTATCTCCGCATTGTTTTATTCTCAACTTTCCATCAGTTGATTCTTTGAGTGTTCCAAATACTGGACACCCACTCACTCCACATTTATTTTTGTCTCCTTCGCAATATCCCTTACTCATACGATGATGCGAACAGTTCCTTTTTTCTTTCCAACAAGTGCCTGAATTGCGCCAGCAACTGCGTCAACTTGGTCATCGTGAGCACCATAAGGAAACACTTCGCACTCGTCAAGTAGTGGGGTATTCCAACCTGCGCGAACGAGCATGACGTTTCCTGCTTCACTGGCCGCCGAGAACACCAAAGCCCTATCTCGCTTTGAAGAACTTGACTTAGATGGTCTGAAGTTAAAACCTTGCAAAACAGTGCGGGCGTAATGGTCAATTACGTTTACTCCAGAAGAACCTGGTTCTTGTTCCATCACAATTGCAGTAGAGATTCCGTCTTGGCTTGCAACTTGAAGAATCTTTTGCTCAACTTCATACGGTGTTCCACGCATTCTTTGAATATCAAGAATGAAGTATCTTCCATCTTTCATTCCGACTAATGCGCCTACCGTGTAGTCAGGGTCGTTAGAGCGATTTTTTGCAGTTGCTGCCAAGTCCCAATAGCGAATCTTTGACATTCCATCTGGAAGATTCCCCGTGATGTTGAACCATTCGCGCTTAAACATTCCGCCCTCTTCACGAATCTCCCAGTTGCCTTCAAGTAGTCGTGCGCGTTCAACTGCATCAAGTTCATTAAGACCTTTGATGTACGCTTCAGCATCAAGAGAAGGGTTATCTGAAATGCGCGCTGGCATAAACTTTCTCTCTGGATTTCTATCTAATAAGAATCGTTCATAGACCCAGTTATTTCCTGGACCTCCAGGGTTTGTTGCTGCTCTTGTGCGCAGTGGAATATCTGCTGCGCTTAGTCCACATGTTGGACAGCGTGGAAGGTCTGGAGAAGGTGATGGTTTACGAACACGAGAGAATCCGACATAACGATAAACACGGTCAGTTTTCCACTGTGTTAACTCGTCTACTCCCACAAAGTGATACGCAAACGACTGAAACTTATATCGGTCTTCATCTCGTTCACAGTGGTCAAATGTCAAAGTCGCGCCAGATGGAAATGTCCATCGCTTATTAGTCGCAACATAGTGTGCGCCAGTATTAGAAAGCCAAGCATTAGTGCGGTCAAGGAATCCGTCTGGACCAGACAACTGCGGATAAGTTTGACGCACTAAGAGAGCCGAATATCCAGGGACACAGATGTACTGAAGTGCAGACATCAACAAAGTATCTGACTTTCCTCCACCTGCAGCGCCACCATAGAGTGCTTCTCGTGTTGTCGTCCAAGTAAGAAATGCTTGTTGTTTAGGGTGCATAGTGTGTGGGAACTTAAACCCACATGGCTGTTTCCAGTCAGTAAGAGCAGACAATGCGTCTTTACTGCTCATCTATTACCTCTGCATCAATTACATCTGCATCTTTGTCGCCATCCCAAGCGCCAAGAACATTTGGTGGTAAATCTCCCGCTTCAACAAGTGCTTCAAGAATTGCCCTCTTACGGTCTTCATCTTCTTGCAGTGTTAGTTGTTTAGGTGGCTCAGCAACACTCATACCAAGTCCGCCACTTACTTCTACCTTGACGGTATTAGAATCTCCCCACTCTTGAGGCCAGCGACGAGCGAGGAATCTTTCAGCGGCTTTCCAGTCGCCTGCTCGTGCTTCTTTAAACCATGAAAGAACAAGTGCACCCATTGATTCAGATTCTGCTTTAACCATGCTCTGAACAAACTCAAGGTATGGCTTTTCTTTTGGATTTGGTTCTGCGCCATTTTCAATACTTGTTTGTTCTGCAATTCCGCGCGACACCCATCCAGATACTGTTGACCTACCAATTCCAGCAGCCTCTGCAGCGCGCGACGCAGTCATTCCAGCGCGAATCAAATCAATAATTACAGGACCTGTGATTTCGCATGCAGAAACAAGTTCTCCACCAATCTTTCGGTGCCTCATATTATTTCGGGGAATTTTTGGCTTCTCTGTCATTTTGTCTTTTGCAGGTAAATGCAATCCTTCTGTCTAGGAATATGTGTCTTCACTTTTACTTTGTGTCGTGCCGCAGCCATATAGATACATGAGCGGAACGATAAAACCTCTACATGAAAATCCTCGTCTTGTTTTAGACACCAGATTCCACCATCAAACCATTCATTCCACGGATACTTTTCTTCAGTAATCCTTTTTGGAAATGTCAAACCATCTCGCAATCTCTTGCGTGGTCCACTATGTGTCACTTTAATTCCTCCCCTGGATTTTCTTCCAACCACTGGTTAATCGCATCTTCCAATAACTCATCATCGTTCTTGACTTTTTTAATCAATTCGCCAACCCACCATTTTGAGTATCCGCATGCTCTGCCAATCTCTAACATAGTCCCTTTTCCAGTTCGCCAAATGTTAAAGATGTCATTTCGTAATCTTTGTTCAGAAATCTCTGCTTGTCGTCGCAAAGTATCTACAGCAAGTTTTCGTCTTTGCAGACGTAGTCTGCTTTCCTCATCCATCTTTGCTGGACCAGGTTTCTTAGGCATCTTGCTTACTTTCTCAGCCACCGTGTACTCCAAAAAAGATTTTTTTCATTTTTCCCATCTTGTATAATTCACCTATTCGGCCCCATTTGGTTTTAAATATAAAAGGGGCTTTTACTAGATACCCCCCCTTCCAAAAACCGACACCCTGTTTTTGGGATAGCAAAGCCAACACCTTGCCTAATGCTTATTGTTTTATCTTTAGTTAGATAAGACCGTCAGCACTCTTGCAAGTATCACACTGGCAGTGAGACCACTTCCCACCTGATGCAATACTTCCTTCTTCACAGAATGGAGAACCAACATGATTTGCTGGACCTGCCAATCCTGTAAAGCAAATAGGGCACCCTACATTTGAGGGCTTTCGCACATTGTGATGTGCTACTACTATTCCCTTATCAAATATCATGCTTTACACCTCCTTACAAGGATGGACAAACTATATCACAACGAAAGCATAAATGTGTTGATATACTAATTGCAACTTAATCAGGGAGAAAACAATGAGCAAGAAGAAGAAATCAGGGCGGACTCAGCCACGAACATGGGGTGAGTGGCATGCTGGAGAATACCCAACTACAGATAAGCCAGAACACATCTCACAAGAACAATGGGATGAGATGATGAAGTGGCGTAAAGAAACCCAGTGCTTTGTCAATGACGTCTATCAAGTCAACATCAAGGAAATCAAAGACACAGACGGTCATCCTTGGATGTATCTGTCTATTAAACGTAGAGATAAAAAACCAATCCATGACTGGCGAGCCCTACAGAGGATTAAGAACGAACTAGTGGGGGAAGAATACGAAGCAATTGAGATTTACCCTCGTGAATCAGAACTGGTAGATGAAGCAAATCAGTATCACCTTTGGGTGATGGAAAAGGGCAGAATTTGCCCTGTAGGATTCCGTGACGGACGAATGATTTGTACTCCAGAAGAAGCAGCACTTGTTGGTGCCAAGCAACGACCATTTACAGATTAGGAGAAATATGCCTCTAAAAGACCCTGAAAAACGTAAAGAATACGAGAGGGAACGTAAGAACCGTAAACGGGTTGCTTACTACAACACCCTTCCAGAGCCAGAGCGAAGCCGCCGTCTAGGGGCTAATGCCCGTCGTAGAGCGTACGAGATGAGATGGACATCAGACAAGATAAGAATGAGGGACTTGTGATACAGCCACATCATTACGAGTTGTCCGCTCAAGAAATGCAGATGGTCATAGATTCAACCATTCTTCGTATTAGCGAGAGTTACCGTCAAAAGCACAACCCAGCCACCACATATGAGCGGACACTGTCACAGTTGTTTGAAGAGAACATTATGGGGTGTAAAGGTGAAATCGCCTGGGCTGGAATACGGGGTGTGCCTTGGCACAACCCAGTCAATGAGTTTCATAACATTCCAGATGATGGAGTGAATGAAATTAGAACAACTCGCACAAAGTATCTAATCAATCGCAACAACGATGCTAAAGACCGTAGATATGTCCTTGCAACAATAGATGGGCACATCGTTACATTTCATGGTTGGGCCTGGGGCAAAGATATCCAAGTTGACAAGTACTATGGGAATCCACATGGTCATAGACCGTGCTGGATGATGCCAATTAAAGATTTACGCCAGATTACCTTCAAGAAAGACTTAGTAAAATGATACTAAAAGCATTCATACTCATATTCTTAGTGGTCATGTATGTCGTAATGGTGGAAGCAGACGATAACTAATGGACCTTTTAGTACTGCTTTCTGCACTGACTCTTATTGCAGCCAAATACTTTGTACAAAAAGAACAAGAATGGGATAACCAATGAGCACAATCCAAGAACTCAATGAACTACTCAAAGAGGCACAGGACGAAATAGAGATATGGCAACAGACGGCTATTTTGTTGATGCTGATTAACAATGAATTAGAGACTGGTCAAGGAATGACCGAGGAAGAACTTGAGGGGCGATTAAAAGCCCTCACAGATGGTCTACGAGGCGCCAGACACATGATTCGCGAAATTGTAGAGGATACACCCGAGGATTAATACAGGGGCCGAGCAGGTCTCCTATACAGTCAGAAATGGGTGAAAAATGTATGGGGTGCCCGATGGCTACTGCAGGGCGAACGTATGTTTGGTGGGGGTGGGGGGGGGTATAAAGTCTCAACCTCTACTAGAGGGTTAGAGCCGCCGACCGTGATATATCAGCCGCCGCGCGGGGCGAACACTTGTTCGGTCTGTACCTTTCGGCGGTCCGCGCCAATCCGTAAGGTACACGGGGATAAAAAAAACCCCGCCTAGCGGGGGGTGCTAGACGGGGTTTCGGGGGAATTGAGACGGGCTAGAAACGCCCCGCCTTGACACCCGCCCACAAGTGGGCGAGTGTCATCATCAGGCGCATCACGCCCAGTAGCCTGCGCTGTCGTAGGCTCGCTCTGCCTGCGTAGCGATTTCGTGGCGGGTGCTTGTGAGGAATGAGGCGGTAGGTTCTGCGTAGTAATCGCTTGCGGTCAATTCCTCGCTGTTGCCGTTGGCCACTACGGTCTCAACGCTGTCGGCGGGGTTGCAAATGCCCCAAATGCCGAAGGCGTTGCGGAATGCGTAAGCCTTGCGAGGTAGAGCCCGCAATTCTGCGGTGGTGAATGGTGAGCGTGACATAATTTCCTTTCGGGCTGAATCGTTCGTTCATCAACCTGTAAACAGCGTACAGGCTATGGGGGTCTATGTCAAGGTATGAGACAAAATAATCCCTGATATCCCGAGAATATATCACCAGGAAACCCAGCAACCGCCGCGCCATATGCCACGCTGTAAGGGGTTCTGAGGGGGGGTTTAGGCGGGGGCGTGGTGCATTGTGCCATAATGGCTCTAAGGCTCTGAGAATGGCTTAGAATGCGTCTCACGGGGTGCGAGGTTATCCACAGCCTGTGGATAACTTTTCCCCAAGTTACCGACGGGTAAGTTACTAGCGGGTAACTTGCGACGTGGAATTGTTAGGTACGCCTAACACTTGTAAGGTTTGCCTAACAAACTGAGGCTCGGTGTTGTTAGGTATGCCTAACACTTGTTAGGTGAGCCTAACAAGCCGCTGCCCCAAGTCTCAACCTCTAGTTGAGGGTTAGGGTTCAGCACGTCTCGGTCCCTGCGCCTAGAAAATGGTGCTGATAAATACTAGGTTTTATTTTATGCGCGACCGTTTTCATGAGGCCCCAGGGCTCGCCCCAGAATGCCATCAGGCGAGCGTACAGCCCCGCTAAGAGGTGTACGCTCGCCCGCTTTGGTCTTTGTACCTTTTGGCGGTCTGTACCAAGCCGTAAGGGGCTTAGTCGCGCATCGCCTTCCACATCTCGTAGATGTAGCCGTGTCCACCGCCGAAGTCGTACTTCTCACCGACAATGCTGGCGAGGTCTTTGAGTGCGTCAAACACTGACATTGCGCCACCCTCTTCGCCCTCGTAGGGCAGGTCGCTCTCAATGTTGTTGAGTGTTACCGCAAACTCTGCGAGCACGGTTCTCATTCCGTCTATCGCTTCCTGCGCTGTCATCACCTTTTCATCTTCCATTGTTTTGCCTTTCGTGTTGGGTTGTAACTTACTATTACATTGTATCAGTTTGCTTCAACTTTTGCAAACACTTCTGCCCGCATACTTACTGCGAGGCGGTGGAATGCGTCCATAAAGATTGCCTGCTTCTCTGGCGAGCGTGGGTAGTCCATCTCTGCCAGTCGGCGGGCTTCTGCTGTCTTTGTGGCGAGCAACTCTGCCCACCAGTTGTCCGTTGCGTTGAGGTCTTGCATTGTGTTCCTTTGTGTTGGTTCGGTTAGTTCGTGTTCCCCTTACGGCGGTCTGCACCAAGCCGTAAGGGGCTTTGAGGGGTGACTGTCTTACTCGCTTAGACTAACTTGCCTTTTAGAGCGAACTTGAACTGCAACACAATCCACAGGTGCTGTGCTTCGCACTCGGCAACTGTGATAAGTCCTCGCTTAGCCTGCTCTGTAACCTTTCCAATTTGTTCCAGTGCTTCGTCAAATGTCATTGGGTTTCCTTTCGTAGTAGGTATACAAAGTATACAGCAATATGCGACACCCTGCAAGTCAATCCCCAAAATATTCAGCGCAACTCTGCCGAGGCCGCTGCCCGTGATATATCACAGGAATATCACTATTTGGCTTGCATTGTGTGAGAGAGTGTGCTATACTGTATATATGAACAACACACCTAACCCAGACAATAAGTGCCACTCCAACGACTGCCCAAGCGAGGCAGGCGAAGGCTACGAGGGCTACTGCCCAGACCATTGCTACAAGGCAGTGGACTGACCGCTAACGGCGGGCGGGAGTGGCGAACCCGCAAAGCCGCCGCCCAGGCCGCCGCGCGCGCCTATTCCCCCCTTTGTGTGCGCCGTTGCACTGCATCTCTATATATAATATTATAGCATAGCGGGATAGGCTTTGCAACCTATCCCGCTATTTTTTTATTTATTTTTTCGCCAGCGCCGAGCGGAGTTTCGTCATTCCGCACTTGTCTGACATTGAGCCCCACCCTTGCGAGACTTGTTCTAGTTCGCCGTTGCGGAGTTCCGCCATTAGGGTTGAGTAGTGGTAGATATGACGGGTGTCGCCGTCAATGTCCACCGCACGCCACGAGGACGCCTTGAACGAACGCCCCGCCTTGACGGGCTTGGTTACTAGGTCTGACATACTTGCCATTGAGTTTCCCTTCGTTGAGTTGGTAATATCAAGTATACACGGGTATGGGTGAATATGCAAGTCAAACGGGCAAAAATAAATAAATATTTTTATCTCAAAATACTTGCAAAGTGTGCTAAACCGTGCTATACTGTATCTATCACCTAAACGGTGGCGCTAGAGAATATGCCTACGAGATAGGTACGGGTTACAGGGACACAACTTGGTGCGGGCAACAAACCCCGCACGGCTCGGATTACTAGTGGGGGCTGGTGGGGCGCAAGCCTTGTTGGCTCACTGAGAATAATAGCGGGGGCGGGTGAGGTTCGTAGCCTCGCCCGCTCGCCGAGCAAATCCAGCAACCGCTGCCCGCCGCGCCAGACACCTTCTCCACCTTATATATATACTATATCACAATATCCTACACTCTGCAACCTATTTTCCAAAAAATATTTATTTATTTTTTCCTCTGAATAGTTGCTATCTGTGGGAGAGTGTGCTATACTGTATATATGACAACGACACTGAATAACCACGAAGTATACCTATCCGCCTATTGCGTATCCGCTGAAGGTGCGCTTGTAGTCTGCGGTTCTGAAACCGAATACGAGACACTATCCTTTGGCGGTAGCGTCAAGGTCTGCGCACACTGCGGGGAGTGGCTGAACTAGCCACCCTTGCGGGGCGCAAGCCAGCGCGTCCCCTGCCCGTGATATATCAGCAAAATATCACGATTTGACTTGACAAGTCTCTGATAGTGTGCTATAATAGATATAGGGAAGCCGCCGCCCGAGCGAACACCTGTTCGGGGCGGGTGGTTAGCCCGCCCCGTGAGGTTTAGCCCCGTAGTGATAGGTAGATTTCTCGGTGCCACGCCGAGATTTCGTCACACACGCAGTCACACGACCAGAGTGCGCAGTCCTCGCAGAGTTCTATTTCGTCATTTTCCATTGGGTTGTCTGTGTTGTTGTTCATATATAAAGTATACAACCTCGTGAGGGAATATGCAAGTCAATTTGGCAAATTTCTAAATATTTTTATTTCCAGCAACCGCCGCGCCAAATAGGGCGAGACTGTTGGGCGCCTAACCATACAGTCCCGCCCCGTAGGGCTTGCTACACCGCCATTGCTTCGGCAAGCGAACGGGCAACCGTTCCCGTGAAGGTTGGGCTAACCCAACGCAACACAACCGCCATATCGGCGCTACGGTCACGGATAACCGCTACCTTTGCGGACTTCTCCATAAAGGTCACGGCTTCGGTGAGGGTATCGCACGACATCACCTTGACGAGCCCTGCGTCGCCCTCGTTGTCCCACTGCCAAGTAACTAGATACTGATTTTCCATTTTGTTTCTCCTTGTTGAGTTGGTAATTATAGTATAGCATACCCTGCCACACTTTGCAACTTATTCCTAAATTATTTTTCCGAGTGCCGCCGCCCCCGAACACTTGTTCGGGCGGGGTTGCCAGTCCCGCCCGCTAAGCGTTACGCCCGCTCTAGTTCGGCGTCCTGCCGAGCCCAAATTGCCGAGCGGGTCTCGTAGTCTTGGAGTGTCCAAGCGAAGTGAGCGTCTAGGCTCTCGGTAGAGTGCTTAGGCACATCAAATTGTGCTTCCTTCACACGGATACCGAGCGCACGCACGCCCGCCACGATGCCTGCGAAGGCGTCCTGCGAGACGAGCCCGACCATATAGTACTCGGTCTCCCATTCCTCACTCATACCGTCACGGTCAAGCGTGAGGCTGGTGAGGGTCTCGCCGTACTGGCTGGCTACTTGCTCGTAAGCCAAGCGCACTTGCTCGCCCGTCATCGGAGCCCAGTATTCGGACATAAAGTAAGCGAAGCCGAAGTTTTTCATTTTGTTATTTCCTTTCGTTGTGGTGTGATATCTATTGTAGCACTTTCTAGCACTGCACGCAACTCGTAACGACATATTTCTGAATTATTTTTTTCCCAGCAACCGCCGCGCGGGAACGCCTTCTCCACCCTTTCTGCGCTCCGTTGCGCTGTACCCTTATACTTATATTATAGCATACCCTGTGAGACTTTGCAAGCCAATTCGGCAAATAATTTTATTTATTTTTTCTTGTTTTGACTTGCTTATTGTCTCATATTGCTGTATACTTATTATATGACAACAACATACCAACAACTAAAAACAGACGCCCTAATCGCCCGCATATCTCACCTAGAGTGGACACTCGGCAGAGTAATGTCCGCACTTGAGGTTGCCGAACGAGAGAGCAAGGACTACGCCTACCGTGAGGGTCACGGAATGAGTGGTGCTATGTACTGGTCAAGTGCGTTCGGTTGGCTTTCGGGCTCGGTAACGAGTGCGGTAAGCACGGCTAAGCACGGCTTAGAGTTCGGGCGAGAATAGCCCAAGCGTGGTGAGTGGGGCGCAAGCCCCACAAGCCGCCGCCCAAAACGCCATATGCCACCATTTGCGTCTAGTTAGCATATGCGAGGCGTGACCCATATTCTGCTAGGGTCAATAGGACATTTTTCGCTGACCCCTCTCAAAACGCTTCCTATTGCGTCTAATACCCCATAATATCGCACACGAAAAAAACTGTACAATTTGCCATTGTTAGGCTTGCCTAACACTCTCACAACTTGCGCTACGAGCCCATCTGTAAGCCCTTATTTTGTTCGGTCTGCCTTAGTCTCTTGAACGGATTACAGGCTCTCAAAACGGCTTACAATGCGTCTCACGGCATTTGTGGTGGCGGTCGGGCGTGAGGGCTGCCGCCCGCAAACCCAATACCCGCCGCGCCAAACGGGGCAGGTGGTTAGCCTGCCCCGTAGGGCTACCGTCTAGCGGTAGTAGAGCCAGTTCTTGCGAAACTGGACTGCCGTACCCTCGTAGTCGGCGTTAGCGTCTTGGCTAACTGCGCTTACAAGGACTGGCTGAATAACCAGTGTGTCGGGCGTATCCTTTTCCGTGCGCAAGGCTCGGTTACTGGCAAGGGCATAGGTAGCCCCGTTGTCGTGGCTGACTGCCATAGTGGTACGGGCTTGGCGTGAATTGGTCAAGCCTGACCATTGGATATTGCTATTGCGTGCTGGTCGCATATGTCCCTTTCGTATAGGTACTTCGTTTTCCCTATGTATAAAGTATGCCATAGTATGCGACACTTTGCAACTCATACGGGCATATTTTCCCTAATATCTTGAGAATATATCACCAGATTTTGCACCAACCGCCGCGCCAAAACGCCTATTCTAAGCCGTTCTGAGCCGAGTTATGCGACAATGTGGGTGCTTGCCCCATAACGGGCTTGCCTCGCTGTAATCGCTTCCTAATGCGTCTGGTGGAATATGCCACTATATGCGTCACAATGCGTTCTAATGCGTTCGGATAGGCTCTTTTTGCCTTAGTCTCTTGAATATTTTACAAGCGCTGTAAAGGCTTCCTATTGCGTCTGAAGGGTATCTAGGGCTTGCTCGCCAATGTGCGTGAGGCGAACATATGTTCGGTGCCGCCGCCCGAACACTTGTTCGCTCGGTTCGGTTATGGGCTAGGCAGGTTTTACCCTGCCTAGCCTGCCCAACCGCTTAGGCTACTTGGGCTACCTTTGCCGTCTTGGCTTCGGTCACTCTCACTTGGTTGTAGTGAGTAATCGTGACTACTGCCGTCTCGGTGGCTTCGGTGATATCGCCCGACTTGCGTGCCTTGTCAAAGGCTTTGGGGTCTACCGATACTTTGGTGACTGCCTCGTAGGTGCTCGCCGTAATGTGCTTGGCGAGTTCTGCCGTGTCAAAGGCTCGGCGTTCTGCCGACACAAGCGCAACGGTCACGCCGTCTACCGTTACCGACTTTTCGCCAGTCTCGGCTACTTGTGCCTCAAATTGTGCCTTAGCACTCTCGTAGGCTTGCTCGGCGAGTTCTAGGGCTCGCTTCGCATTTATGAGGGTCTGTACTGTATTCATTAGGTACTGCCTTTCATTGAGTTGGTCGGGCTTGTTCCCGACATATACAAGTATAGGGTATGGGTGCGACAATGTCAAGCCAATTTATATTACAATATTGTGACATATTCCACAATAGTTATCCACAGAGTTACCCACAGCCTGTGGATAACTTTTTGTTAGGCTGACCTTACAAGTGTTAGGCTGACCTAACAGCCGCCGCCCAACTCTAAACCTTTACTTGAGGGTTAGGGTTTGTCCAACGAGCGACTGGGGCGAAGCCCCTGCGCCGAGAAAATGGTGTTCCACGCGCGTAGGTTTTATTTTACTGCGCTACCGTTTCATAGGGCCCCAGGGCTGTGGCGGATTAGCAGTCTTGGAATACTTCACCGCCATCGGTGACGTGGATTGGGCAGTTGTTGCTTATCGGCAGGTAGATTACTTGTCCGATTTGCAGGTTCGTGCCGTACTGCTCTACAGCCTCGTCTATCGCAACCTCGCGCGCACCTGTGCAGTGTGCCATTCCGAGTTGATAGATAGTCGTACCCTCTTGCACCACGAAGGGTGAAGGGTCGCACGAGAACTGTGTCATTCTGTCATAGAAGTCGTTCCAAATGACGAAAATAATCGCCGTAAAGAAAACCACTATGAGTGCTGTCACGAGCCACTCTCTGCGTTCATATCTTGTTGTGTTCATTGTGTTGTCCTTTCGCATATATCTATTCTACCACTTTGTATCAGGTAAGTCAAGTATTTCCCACTGCATTGTTTCTTGGTTTACAAGTTTTATCTTTCCCTGTTCGCCAGCGCTTGCCCACGCAAACTCACAGCACGGAATGTCGTCCTCGCACGGGTGTAGCCCGTACGCAACCTTACCGCCCTGCACAGGGAATACGACATCGTCTAAGCCCCTGAATAGTGACGGGAACTGACGAAACAACGCTACCGAGCAGTCGTGACAGAATACGACACGGTTGCCAGTTGGCTTGTCCATATCCGTTGGGAAGTTGTCAAAGAACCCGCCGTAGTACCCGAAGGTGAGCGGGAACATCTCCAGACCCAAGTCTGGCAAGTTGTCTGGCTGTGCTGGCTCTGGCGCAACCTCTAAATTACAGTTGTCGCATTTCATTGTGTTCTCCATTTTCTCAAATTTTGTCCCCCGCTCCGCTTCTTTTCCACCGTACTAATATTGTACAGCAGGGGTGTAGCACAGTTACCTGCACCACACCCCCACCGAAGGTTACTCTCCGAATACCATCTTTGCGCCGACCATTTCGGCGATGGTGTTCCGTGTGTCCAGCACCGAGGCGTGAAGGGTGTCTACGACATCTTGCGATGGACGCTTACCCTTTATGTCTGTGAGTGCTTCGTCTAGGTTTGCCAGTATGTAGATGAGTGTTCTTGTTTGTTTGTTCATACTTCAAGTTTACCAGTTTCTGACAGTAATTGCAAATTATTCCATATACTATCATAAGATTTCTTTTTTACAACCTTGCGCGCAATTCCCGAAGTTGTCCCCCGCTCCGCGCCTTCTCCCCCCTTGGTATATATATTATAGCATAGCGGGTGAGGCTTTGCAACCCCACCCGCTATTTTTTTACCGTTCTTCAATAACCCGTGGAACTTCCGCACCACACGCCCACTCGGCGATACGACCCCACGGACGGCAGTCGCAGTGAATGCAACGGGCTTCCTCGTAGTCGTACTGGTGGGTGAGTTGGTTCGCTGTGCGCTGTGATTCAGAGCCTGCGAACTTCATCGGCATATCTACTTGCATTGGGTTTCCCTTCGTTTGTTTGTAACTTACTATTATATTATAGCACAGGCTTTGCGGAATTGCAACCTTATCGGGGGATAACTTCGCTTTGCTCTTTGATAGCGTACCCTTCGTGTTCTGTTGCCCACGCTACGGAGTGTGGCTGTATCCTGTGCAGGTGCGCCATTGCTTCGGCGTAGGTACTGAATACTTCCAGTATCTCGTCATCTCGGAGAACTTCGTAGGTGAACTCTCGGTCTCTAGTCATCTGAATAACTATCCATTTCTGCAACGGTAAGTGCGTAGGTCAAGCGGTACATTTCGCAGAGCGTGTCAAACACTCCTCGTGCGTATGGGTCGCTTGGCTCTCCGTACTCGCTGTCACCTTGAGCCTCGTACATAAGGCTCTTTAGGTGTCCGTGCAGGATATCCATTGTGCCCATACCCTGTGCCAGTAATTTATCGGTGTTTGGTGGCGTGTGCTGGCTAATCATCTAGCCAGTCCTCAAGGTCGCCCCATTCCTCAAGTGTCGGGGCTGGCTTGCGCTTGCCCTGAATGGTTGAGGCACGGAGTTTGTTTCCGTCACGGAACGCTTGACGGTCTGTCTCGCTCCACGCTTTGTAGTTGTTGTTTCTCATTGTTTTTCCCATAAGTATATTATAGCACCCTTTCGCACTAATCGCAACTATTTATTTATATTATTTATTGACTACTCTTCGTAGTCAAGCCACCACGGCTCGTCAAATACCCCGTCATCGTCCATTTGGGCGTAGAGTTCGGCATTCAGGTTGCGCTTGCGGATTGAAACTAGTTCCAGTTTCGGCAGTACGCGCGCATTGAACGCTTCACGGATATATCGGATTGCTTGGTCTTCAGTCATTGGTTTACCTTTCATTGTGTTTATCTTACTCTTATATTATAGCACGGGCTGGTAGTCTTTGCAACTACCAACCCGCACTATTTACTATTTATTTATGAGTTTGCGCAACCCGACTGGGTAGCGGGCTACCGTGCCGTCTGCGTCAATGCGGAATGAGCCCGCTTTCTCGCAGGTGCTTACACCCGTTTCCTCGTTGGTGCTGAGCAAGCGCCACACTGAGCCAGTCATAGCGCCGTCATTGTGTTGCTTGCGTGATAAGTCAAGCGTGTAGCGGTTGCCGTCTACCTGATAGACATTACCGATACCCGTTGAGGCTATGCAGATATCCTTCCACGAGATAAACACCTCGTGCGCTTCACCTGCGTATACTTTACCCATTGTGTTTCCCTTCATTAGTGGTTGAACTTACTTATACTATTATAGCACCATATCCCACGCTTTGCAACTCGGACGGGGGAATATCTGCACCCTGCCAGACGCTTCAGGACGCCGTATGCGAGTAGCGTGATATAAAGTTCTGCCTTAGTCTCTTGAATATTCTGCAGGCTCTCAGAATGGCTTAGGACGCGCCTGGTGGCAAGTCTGCCCCACTCGCCAGTGTGCAGTTGCTGTGGGGGCCGCCGCCCGCGAGACCTTCTCCACCCTATATATATATTATAGCATAGCCCGCTAGGCTTTGCAACCTAGCGGGCTACTTTTTTTAGATTATTTCCAGCAACTCATAGAGTAGGCAACCTCGCCTACCTCGTCAAAGTAGACTTCCGTCTGCTCTGCTTCTATGACTTCGCTACCACGCTTTGCGCCGTTTGTAACCTTGCGAATTCGGCGCACTCGGTAGGTATCGTTCCAGTCAAGCGTGACTTCTACGCTACGACCTTGCGCCACTGGCAACGCTACGCCGATAGGGTAGGTGTCACCGTCTAGGTCTGTGTAGAATACGACCGACTTACGACCACCGCTAATTGCGAGTAGGTTCATACCGCCGATTTGCTTGAGTAGGATTAGTGGGTGTAGTTCCCGACCCTCTCGCTGAACTTTTGTAATCATTGTTTACCTTTCGTTGTGGTTTATCTTACTATTATATTATATCATAGTCGGGCAAGCCTTGCAACCTGCCCGACTAGATTTTTTAGTTTTTTGCAGGGCTGTTTTCTGCCCATATCATCTCGCACCAAGCCTCATAAACAACGGTAGCCTGTTCAGGATTAGCGCACCTAATCTCTAGGATTTGACTATCTGAACTATCTCCGTCTGGGCTACTGCACCAGATTTGCACATACTTTCCACTCTGCACTACCGAGGTAGGCAACCCTTTTACTTTTGTTTTCATTGTGGTTCTCCTTGTTGGTTTGTAACTTACTACTATATTATATCATAGCGGGGCAGGCTTTGCAACCTACCCCGCTAGATTTTTTAGAGGCTTGCTATCTGCTTTAGCGTAGCCTTGTATTCGTGCCACGCTTGGGCAAGCACTCGCAGGGCTTCCTCTTGCTCTGCCGTATTTGATACCAAAGTCAACTCTGATACCGTGCGGTAGTCCTGTTTGACTTTTATGTCAAGCGATACCCAGTGTGGGGTATCTAGTTCTCGCAACGAGAGCGAGAGTTCTTGACCGTCTGATAGGTATGTGCTGCTTCTGTTCATTGGTTTGCCTTTCGTTGTGTTTGTACCTTACTATTATATTATATCATAGCCTGCGAGGCTTTGCAACCTCGCAGGCTACTTTTTTTTAGTCTATTGACAGGTCGTGTTCTTCTTCCCACTCGTGTCCGCACTCGTTGCAGATACAGGTGACTTCCACATAGCGACCCATCACGACCTCGTTGTAGTGTTCCTCTACCTCGTCACAGTTCGGGCAGGTAGCCTCAAACTCGTAGACGGTGGTATCGGGGAAGTCGCTTAGGCGTGTTCCCTGTGGGTAGTAGTCCATATATCCAGCCATTTTGTTTTTCCTTTCATTAGGTGATAATACAAGTATACAGGTTTATAGGTAAATATGCAAGTTATTTAGACATTTTTTTATTTATTTATTTTCCAGCAGCCGCCGCCCGCGAGACCTTCTCCACCGTACTTATATTGTACCCAATGGGTGTAACAGAGTTTCCTCTGCTACACCCTTTCGGGCTTAGCCTCGCCAGTAAGAGAGATGGTCTCTCTCTTGGGCTTTCTCTGCTAGAGCGTCAGAACACTCTTGGCAGTGTGTCAATTCACTACCAAAGAATTTCTGTTCCATTGTGGTAATGACCAATTCGGTCACTTCCTCGCAACGCTCACATTGTCCTGTTGTCATTGTGGTTTCCTTTCCGTTGTTCATAGATAAAGTATATCTAATGGGTGTTACAGAGTTATTTCTATATCTGTATCATCGTGGTAGATTTCCCAAGTCGTGCCACAGTCTGTGCACTCTCGGCTTACTGTCCAGTCTGCCCTGTCTATTGTTTCCCACTTCGTGGCTGGCAAGTGGCAAACTGGGCAAGCGCACCAAACTTGGATTTCCATTTCCTTGTATGTCTTAGGCATTATGTAACCTTTTGCGTACATTGTGTGTCCCTTTCGTTGTGATTACCTTACTATATTATTATATCATACCCTAGTAGGTCTCGCAACCTACTAGGGCAGATTTTTTCAGAATATCGGGGTAACTTCTAGGTAGTCTTTCCCGAACACTCCCTTGAACACATTGTTGAAGTACCAGCCGATACTTTCGGCAGTTGTCAAGTATTCAATTTCGGTAAAGGGTACTCCGAAGTAGTTGTACACTCTGCCCGACTGAAATTCTACGGTCAGTGTTCCGCTACCGTAGCCTTCCTCTACTTGCCCTACCCATTCAATGGTTCGGATTACTTGACTTTCAATTTCTGTAATTCGGAATTTCATTGTGTTACCTTTCTTGTTGAGTTACTTACATTGTATCTAATGGGTGTTACATAGTTTCTAGGTGCGAGCCTTCCACTCGCTTGCGACTACCTGTGTCGTTATTGCTGTATCATTTTTACGATACTATAAGTTTATCACTTTATAGCACACTTCGCAACTTGTGGGTGATATTGTTCTGATATATCACGGGGCTTGTTAGGTGCGCCTAACTTTTGTTAGGTCAGCCTAACGGGCGCGAGCCTCTGCCCTGAGAAAATGGTATGAGTAATAACTAGGTTTTATTTTGTGCGCGTCGTTTCATTGAGCCCCTGGGCGCGTGGCGAAAATTCAGAGTGTGTGGGGCCCCAACCACAAGGCCCCCACACTTTTACTAGCGCCTATCTAGAAAGGAATAGAGATAGTCGCAAACTCTGATTCGCACTGGACGGCGTGCCACATGACCTAACCCATGATTTGTGGCACGTCTCCAGAGACGTCTATGCGTATTCGGGCTCTTCAACTGGCTCCACGGTTACCCAACTGCCCATCGGGTTATCGTGGTGAGAGAGTCTTGCTCCGAGACTATTGGTCTCATCGTCAAACTCCCATCGCAGGATGAATTCTCCATCTACAGACATTGCACGGATGAGGTCTCGGGCAGTGTCGCACTTAGCGATTCCACCTACAGTCCCGCTCCACAAGCGAATGCCGCTTACCTTGAAGTAGTTAGTATTCAGGAATAGCGGCTCTACTACCATTGCAAAGTCTTCAACGGCATACTCAAAGCAAGTGCCATCGCATTGTTCGTTGTAGAACTCATTGCCTTCTTCATCCACGCATGCGCATGAAGTTGTAATTTCTCCGCTTAGTTTCATTGTGCCTCGCAGTCGTGACCGTAGGCGTATTCCTCTGCAGTGATTTGCTCATCGCATTCCACGCAATGGATTGTGATTTCATTCATTGTGTTTCTCCTTGTTGTAGTTGTGTTTAGATACTAGGTGGTACCGACGCTTACGGTACTCTTACTCGGGTATCATTGCGAACCTAGTAGTTATATTATAGCAGGTTACGCAGTGGCTTGCAACTCCGATGGAATGTCGCCGATTGTATTGTATGAAGAGACGTGATAAGTGCGACGTCCACCGCCCATATCTACTACGCCAATTCCACCGTGCATAATCTTGATTATGACGCGCTCATCTTCGTCCATGTCTTCAAGCGCGGGATTGTTTTCTAATTGCGCTTTGAGATAGGCCGAAAGTTTTTCGGACTCTTCCATGGTGTCAAAAGTGACCGACTTGCCCATTCCGTATTCACTTACTCTTACTACTGCCATTGTTTGCTCCTTTGTTAGGTTGTTACTTATATTGTATCAGTTTAATCTCTATGTCGCAACTTATAATCGTCATATAAAAATTTTAATATCCAAAAAAACATCTGCCTCCTTTTCCTCCGTTCCCATTGTTATGGCGGTAGGGGCTCCGAGAAAGGAATATCAGAGCCCCTACCTACCGCGAGGCGAAAGGGGGAGCCTCAAGCGGTCATACCATTGTATCATTTTCTTACTGTCTTGTCAAGGCGGGATAGAGCACTTCTCGTCTCTACCCCACCAAGATTATTTAGAGGTACTGTGATACCGATTTCATTGTTGAGGCGTTCACATACTCTTGGTCTGTCATTTTGAGCAGACGAAGCGCATTGTTGATTTCCTCAACTTCGTTTTCGTATTTGTACTTCGGGTAATCAGCCTTGTTCTCGGGTTCTTTTGGCATCAGAGAGGTAGGCACTTTTACAGTTACCGACATCTCTTGTGTTTTTTCGTTTCTGCTACTGTGCCAACGACCATAGGTGGTCACATCAGTTATTTCTGACTTTTGTGACTTTACCAACTTGAGCAGGTCTGCTTGGTATTGGTCTTTTGCTTTTTCGTATTCTTTGTCAGCCTTTTCGCTAATCGTAAACTTCTTTTCACGAAGCGTAAGTGCCTTTTCTAGTGCGTCAATAACGACACTAGTTTTGATTTTTACTGCCATTTTATTACCCATTGTGTTTCTCCTTGTTTAGTTGTGGTTTGTATTTCCTTACATATACATTGTACACGATTATCGCATACTTTGCAACTCTTATTGCTTATTATTTTTATTTATTACTGCCACGATATACCCTGCGAGTAGCCCGTGAACAACTCCGATTACGAAGCCGATGAAGTACATTTCTGTCCCCTTCCCTCTTGGTCGTTGTTTATCTTACTCTTATATTGTATCATAGTGGGGCAAGTTTCGCAACCTGCCCCACTAGATTTGTTCAGACGAACAGGGAATTGACTGCGTCAGCCAGACTGCCCGTTGCTTGCCCCTCATCAAATACTGGGTTATCCCAGTCATCTGTGAAGCGGATAACGCTCGCTGTGTCTGTGCCGTTAGCGCACACAAGCAAGCGAACTCGCCTGCGCTGTGAGTGCTGTGACGGTGCTACGCCTGCTTCTGGGTCATCACCATCAGTAATCGGCGCCGCCCAACCGCAGGTGCGCACGATAATTGCATCTGACATGAGGGCAACTGCTTGTGCTTCTACGCTGTCTAGCATTTCGTACACATCACCGTGTTCTCCTACGAGTTGGGTAACTTCGCCTCGGACTGAATAGAGCCCTGCCTTCTTGCTGTCGGCGGTGTCAATGCCGAACATATCCAATTCGTCAAGATACTTGACTAGTTCTAACGCTGTATTCATTGTATTCTCCTTATTTAGTTTGTGGTTTGTATTACTATTCTATTATAGCAGGTTGTTGTATGGAACACAACCCACTAAGTAACTCTCAACAGAACTCGTCAGTCCCCACATATTTACCACCGTTGCAACGGCAGATAGTGTTGCAGTGACTTTCTAATCCGACAGAGGTTGCTCGCGCAGGAGGGAGTGCCAAGCCCTACAGGGACTTCCTAGGAAAGTGTGAGGGGCTATCGTGCTATCGCTGGGATACAGAACTTGATGCGGTGAGAAGTATGTCCACCTATGTGTTGTCAAGAATTACTTACTGTGTTGTGTTCCTTTCGTTGTTGTGTATGTATTCATTATATCAGGTTATCGCACTAGACGCAACCTTATTTGTAAATAGTTAGCGGGTTACTTTGGCTACAACCGACTTGACGCGTGGTCCTCTATGTTGCGCGGTTTCGCCCCGCTAACTACATCTATTGTATCAGATTATAACCACTCGGTCAAATCGCCGTCAGCGATATCCTCGTAATCTAATCCGTGCGCGTCAGCAATGGCTTCCCATACGTCGCGCTCAATGTCATAGATAGACCTACGGGTCATATCCATATCAATGTTTAGTATTTCTCTATTTAGCATTGTGTTCCTTTCGTTGTGTTGTTTCTTACCCTATAAATTGTACACCCACCGTGCGATAATAGCAACCTTATTTTGTGTTATATATCACCGAGATATCACGGGCCGCCGACCCTAAACCTCTACTTGAGGGTTAGACTTTTGCCCCTGCCCCAGAAAATGGTTATCTATATAAGTAGGTTTTATTTTAGTTTTTTGTCGTTTCTATGAGGTCAGTCCAAGCCGCGCCATGCTGTCGCAGAGCGACGAGCGAGACGGACAGTCATGCAGGGGAATGGCGTGCCGCAGTAAATGCAGTGCGGCTCCTTACCACCATCTGTTGAGTGTGGCGCTGACATCATGTAAATCGTTGATTGCAGTCTGTTGATTACAACGTCCTTTGGGTCTACTTGAATAAAGTTTTCTTCATTGTCTTCCATATTTCTCCTAACTGGAATGTGATGGGGCTATTGCCCCACCATCACTTCCATCGTTGCTTCGTGTAGTGCGGACTCTAGTGCTTCGTACACTTCGTCCATCGCTTGGTCGTGCTTCTCCATTGAGGCATCATCGTCCCAGTCGTATTCGGGCAGGTTATTTAGGCTTATACCATTTTCGGCAATCTCTTCTCCGTCTTTGTATAACTCCCAACCAGCGAAACCCATTCCCTCTTCGGTGTACCAAACACCAAATGCAAGTGTAGGGAATTGCGCTGAAATGCGCTGAATGAGACCACGAGCAGGCGACCAAGCCGACTGATAGGCGAATGTAATGTCGTGGTAGTCCTCTTTGTCAAGAACTTCGTGCCACGCACCATTCGGTTGAATGTCGTAAGCACCCCACTTACTTCCCCACACATCAAGTGCGTTCTGATAGCCATCAAAGCCATCTTCGGCATTTGAGAATGCGCTGAATACTTGCTCAGTGCCATCTTCTTTTGCCCAGCGAACTTCTTTGCTTGCTCGTGGGTCTAGTGGTACGAGTTTGTTGAAGTCATAATCGTTTCCGCCTTCGTGAGTTGCAGAGACGAAACGCTTTAGTTCCGCTTTGTCCCCTGTAATCGTGAGTCTGTTATCTACGTGATTTGGCATTATGTTTCTCCTTGTTAGTTTGTGGTTTATGTTATATTCTATTATACAAGTTCTGCAGGCGTTTCGCAACTCATCAAGCACAGTCGTATGTCCAATAACAGGTCTGTCATTTCTGCAGACGAGACCAACTGTTGCCCAGCAATTTTTTGTATTGCGTTATCTACAAGTTGAGTGGCTTGCACTAAAGATTCGCTCATTGGTATTCTCCTATGTCTAAGAACCCAGTGCCGTTGCCTTCAGGGTCGGCCATCACAATAGCGTATGTGTCGTCAGTGAATTCAAGCACTGCAGTTGGGTTGCTGTTCTTGTACCAACCAAGTTGCTTGTACTCTTCATCAGTAATGTCTCGCACAGATGCGATTGTTTTACCTATAAGTTCGCTTGCGTAGTGGCTCATATCGCAATCTCCATCTTTACTGGTGCTGATGCGAGCAACTTGGCATAGAGCGGTGATGCGTATGCTTCGCCGTTCTCCATAATCGTAAATACGGCATCGTATGTGTTGCCATTACGCACTCGTGCGCTGATTTCTTTTCCTTGTGTCCAGTTCTCTGTTACAAACTGAACTGCTTCCACGACATCGTAGAACCACTCCTCGTGTGCGCCTGGAAGGATTACACGAATTGCGGGCGAGCCGTACATTCTTGGTTTTCTCATTGGGTTTCTCCTTATTGTGTTGGTTACTTACTAATATCTATTTTAGCATTTTATTGCACGGCTGTCAAATCATTCGCAACATCACGCTGAGGTTTTCCCCTGCGCCGCGAACCCTCTTCTCCACTATATATATTATAGCAGATTATTTTGCAACTCACAACCTATTTTGCAAATTATTTTGCGGCGGCCTCGGTCCCCGCGCCAAATTTTAAAAATTTTGGGCGGGCTATCGGGCCCGACAGTTTCCCATCGGGCCCGACCGCTAGTGTCACAGGCTCGCTAGAGCCTGCAACACTTTCGCATCTGCTGTGCCAGTAGAACCGCTAAGTGCATTGAGCATGTTTCGCTCAATTCGGTTCTTGTCTGTGCCAGCCTTGTGGTGGTTGTAGGTGTTGTAAGCCTGCAACACTCCGAGCGCTGAACCCTTCCACGGGGCTACTCGCATGTCGTTAGCGTAGAGGTCTTTCAACGCCCAACGCTTATTCTCTGCACGAGTAATCGCCGTCTTTTGTTCAAGGTCGGTTGGCACTGGCACTAACTGGTTGAGCAGTGTGTTCCACTGTTCGTCAGTTACTTTCCACTCTGACAATTTTGTAATCTCTGCGATTACATCATCTGTCATTTTGTGGATAATGCCGAGCGCATCACGAGCCGATTGAATTCGCATAGCGCTGTGCTTTGAGTGACGAGCCTTGAATTGCTCACCATCTTCGCCCATCGCCATTGAGTGCGTGTTGTCGCAGACCACGAAAGTAGATACTTTCTTGTAGGTCGTTGCCAACGTGCCGATATGACTGGTCGTTGCGAGCAAGTGAGGGCGAACTTTGAACCCTTCAATTACTTCAACGCTTTCAGGCATTTCAAGCGACACCCAAGCGACACCACCATTTTTGAGCAACCCTGCCGAACCGATTGCCAACTCGTCATCTACGAGGTTTGCAAGGTTCTTCACGAGCCATTCGTTGTACTGGTGGATTGCGTAGCCATCTTTGAAGATTTCAAACATCTCGTTTGTGTCATCTCGCAAGATTGCTTTGCGATTTTCAGCCTTGATGAACTTGACGGGGTTTCCGTTTTCGTCAACGCTTGTCGCATCTTCCATTGTGGCTGGCACTTGGATAAACACTGGTGCTTCCGTTGCCGACCATGCGAACAGCCTGCGCTGTACATCTTCCACAGGAATTGCGCCTGCGTAATGGTTCGGCTCTGCACCTTGCTCATCTTTCTTGTAGTGCCATGCGTGACCACGCTGGTCGGTCATGCCCACAAGAATTTGTGTGTTGTACCACTTGCTGGTTTCCATACCCATTTTGTATTCTCCTTATTGTGTTAGTTGGTTTGATTACTTACTGATTCAATTATATCAAATTATCGCAGGCTTTGCAACCTGTACAGAAGATTTTTTTATTTCTTCTCGCTAACTTGATAATTCAATTCTATCGGGACATTGCCCAAACACCAACCTCAAAATAAAATTATCTTGTGATATATCACGGGCCTGATATATCAGCGGCCCGCGTGCCCCTGCCCCCAGAAAATGGTGTTCCAAAGACATAGGTTTTATTTTAGTAAAAGTGCCGTTTCTATGAGAGGGTGCCAGCCGCGGAGGAAACGGGGGTGAACTCCGCGGCTGGTCTTAAGGGATGGCTCTCTAAAGGAGATTAAACGAGCCACCCCAGATTTAAACAAACTTTTCGCACTCTTTGCAAAAGTCTGGGACTAGTTCTGCATCTGAAGCAAAAATAACTTTAGGGAAGAAGTCTGATTCAAATGACCATTCATTTTCTCTATTTATTTTTAAGTCGTCGGCGAGAAGGTCTAGCATATCTTCTGTTGGTTGAGACTTGAGCGTTTTGTCAATGACGCCGTCATGGTAAAGTTTCCGCCGCATGCATCTAGGGCAATAGGTTTCTGCTTTGTAGACGTAGCCACTGATTGAGTCAAACGCCTTCATCAGGGAAAATTTCCGCGATGATACGTTCTGACGCCCTGTCAGTCGCCGCTTCAAATCCGTCCGTGCCAGACACTGGCCACTCTTCAATGAAGACAATCCCGTTGAGCGCTTCTTCACGCCCGCAGTCAGAACATATTTCCGTTTTATTGTCAACTCGTGAAATGGCTCCAGGATAAAATCCAGGTGTCAGGTTGTTTGGAATGAATCCTCTGCAACGCGGGCACAACGTCGCCTGCGCTCTCATACGGCCTTCTTTCGTGAGGTCGGGTGCGAGGCAAGGGCACGCTCTTTTTCGCTCCTGTAACGGGCTGCTAGAGGGCTCTCAGGGAATGCACGGTAGTACTCCTGTTCAACCATTGTGTAGTGCTCAATGAATTGCTCTGAATCCCACTCAGACCAGTCGGGCCAATATCCTTTGAGGTCCGCCCAGTCAAAAATTAATTCTGCTTTATCAAGGTCCCAGCCGAGGTCTTCGGTGGCAACCATCTCTTGAAGTTTGTTCATTAGTTTCTCCTTTGTTGTGTTGTTATTACATATTCAAGTATATCAGTTATTGCTCTTAAGCGCAACTTTTGTTGCGCGGTTAATTGGATGGTTTAGTGGATGGTTATATGTATGGTTAGGGGGTCATTCTGACAGGGGGGGTACTGACAAATTGACAGGGGGGGACTGACATTCTGACAGGGGTACCCCTGACAAATTGACAGGGGTTAATCCTCGTCTTCCTCGTCTTCCTGTCGCATATTACCACCGTTTAGAATGCGTTGTGCTCGCAAAATTAAACTACGTTCACGCGCAGACTTGCCTCCCCAAATGCCAAAACGCTCTGAAGACTCTAAAGCAGAATTAAGACACTCCGTTCTTACGGGGCAGTCTTTGCAAATGCTTTTAGCGCGCCGCAACTTCTCCACGTCTCCAGGGGCGGGGTAGAATGTTGCAGTTGGTTCTTCTTTGCATGCGGCTTGCCTAGTCCACAGCGGGCGTTCAATTCTAAATCCTGAACCAGACTCCCACTCTGTTTGGGCATAGCGTTGCTTAGGCGCACGGTATGAATCCCAAGGGCTAGACATAGTTGCAGAATATACAACACCCTGCGAACCATGTCTAGCATCTAAGAATTATTTATTCCCAGACCGTCACACCGTTTTTGGTGTACATCTTTCCATCTCGGAACTCATTACGCCACTTAGCACCATCTTCACCATTCCACTCAATGTATGAACCGTCTCTTACGAACGGCGCAAGTGCCTCAAGGAACAGTTCCTCTTGACCAGTTTTGTTGTCGTAGTAAATTGCTATCAGGTCGTTATCTGTTGGACTAAAGACCATGTCAAACCCAAGTGCGGTGAGAACGTCTTGCATTGTCTTGCAGGTCTCAGGATAGTTTTCATCCATCCACGAGAACCACTTCTTCTGCTGTTGTCCACCACTGAACGAACCACCACGCTTTAGATGGTCGTGAGTCGTGTTGAGTTCACACATTGCCTTGTATGCCGACTCAAAGTTTGAGTACGGAATATTGAACCTTACATCACTTGTATTTATATAATAACCCATTGTTTTTTCTCCTTATTGTGTTGTTTTTGCTTACCAGTCTATTGTATCACTTCTCATATTGTTCGTCAAATCATCTACGCCAAATGTCATCTTTTCTAAGATTTCTTCAATTGTAAATAATTCTAAGTACGCCTTGAAGTTTTCAATAGCCAATTGAGACGTTGGTGCCTCTGTATCGTGTTCATCAGAGAACTCGGCATAAACTCTATAGTGATTCATAACCAAACTCCTCATTAATAAAGTTATATACTTTCTTCATCTCCATCATGAACTCGTCAAAGGACATGTTGAACGGCCACTTCACCTCACGCAGTACTTGACCGAATACTCCATCAGTTGGGACATTCTCCCAAACATACAGAAGATTAAATCCAGCCTGAACATAGTCACGCATCGCTCGTGTGAATTCAAGTGTGTCTAACTCATTTGCTATTTCTCTTTTAATTGCTTTCATTTAAAAACTCCTTGTGTCAATTAGGAACTGCGGATTATTCCCACAGTCCAACATTTTGTTAAATAGTCTTACTACTTCTTCTTCGTTCTCCTCAAACTCCCCGTCACCGAGATAGCCCGACTCAAACGATGCTGTGTCGTTATTCCAAATCATTCTGTTGCCGAACATAGCCTGTTCTGTGTCCACGTCATGTATCCACTTTCCAGTCTTGCCGTCAAAGTATGTGATGAAGTAATACTGCTTTTCATTTTGTATCATTACAAGCCTCGCAGTCATTGTATTTGTTTGTAAATTTCCATTCTTCACAGTCTCTACAAATACCGTAATAGTAAAATTGTTTTACTTCTTTCTTTAGTATTTCCGTGACAGTGTCGTGAGGCAAGTGCGCTAGTTCTCCCCATTGTTTCATTAGTACTCCTCGTCTTCGTCGTCGTACCAACTGTCCTCTGCATCGCTCGCACCTTGCGGAATAAGCGACTTGAAGCCAGCGTTAGGGTTTTCGTGGTTTGTTGCTACTGACTGAATAAAGCGGAGACCACAAGAGTTGTCCCACCACTGCTTTAGTTTTGCCAGCATCTCCTGTGGAGTGCCCGTGAAGTTGCGGTCATCGCAATCACGTCCGTTGTAGTTTCCACGAAACCACTGTGCCTGTTCTTCGTCCATCGCAAGATAAATCTTGTGACAGCCATCAAAAGCGATTAGGTGCGCATCTTCTAATGCGTACTCAACATCACTCCAGTAATCTTCCATTGTTGTTGTTGCCATTGTTTTCTCCTTGTTTAGTTGTAATTGTGTTGATTCTATTATAGCAGGTTCTACTATTTATTCAAAGTCAAAAGGCATAGAAATTAGCAAAACTTCTACTGACGCGTCTGTGTCTAGTTCTCCATCAACATACGGATACGCAAGAGCCTTTAGCACGCCATGTTCATTAATATAATAATTAATATCAATGTGGTCGTTGTATGCTTTCCACTCATCGTATTCTAGGTGATAGTTACCGAGTCCCATCTTTTGGAGTAACTGCATTGAGCCACACTTGGTTTGTGCGTGGCGAATTACATCGTCCAATTGAAAGATAGCGATGCCGAGTTTGTCAGCCTCTTTATCTAAGTTTTTTTCAAGTATTTGCATTGCCATTGTGTTCTCCTATAGTCCTAGAATTCGGTACGGTTTTAATTGTTCTTCAGTCATTACTGCTGTCCAGTGTTCAACTTCGGAAACATCCCATGGTTTATCCCACGGAAGTACCTGAACATCAATTATTTGTTCATTTACGTAGTCGCCACTATCCACCAATCCCTGTGCTTCCTCTAGGCTGTTGGCGTCAACTTGATAAGTGACCGCTACATCAACTGATTGTTGTATTAAATATTGTCTCATTAAGTTCTCCTTTGTTGTGATTAGTAGAGGGACACGGAACCCGACGAACCGTGCCCCTCTACATCTATTATATCAGCATTGTTGGATATTACCAACTTGACTGATACTTAAAAGTCCAAGTGTCAGGCATTTCCAAGCACTTGTTAATAATTTCAACAGTCAAACTGACATCTTGAAAGTACCACTCATCAATTTCGGTTGAGCCGAAGAAGAAACCAGCCTGTGTTGGCAGTAGTTCTTCTGCTTTACCTTTATCTTTGAGTGCCAACTTACAGAGGTCACGAAGTTCAATCAACTTTGCACGGTCTACATAGTATTCCGCACAGTTGTCTTCTCCGTTCTGCACATTGTCAACAAACCATTGGTGGATTTGATTGGCTTTGCGCCAGTATCCAACCTTTAGGTCAACAACGATTGAAGGCAAGTCTGTATCAACAAACTTTTCTCCGTCAATTGCTTTCAAGAGGTCGTTGAACTTCTTGCGCTCATCTTCAGGTCGCCACTCGGCTGGTGAAGTGTATTTGCTTGCGTATAGGTACATATCTAATCCCATTGTGTTTTCTCCTTGTTTGTGTTGTTTATTTGGTTGTATATATTATAGCACAGTCAGTTACAAACTGCAACTATAAAGTGCTGAAATAATCTGCGTTGAACATTCCAGCCATATAAGTTGCTTGTCCGACTATTTCTAAAGTATTTATATTTATAATGTTTCCACAGTCAAAGCAGACGTAACTAGTCCCGTCCCAATCGCCATCAGGCTCACGGATTACTCCGTTTTGACGGCACGGATAGAAACCTGACGAGTGAGGTGCATTCCCACACTTACACTCCAGCCAGTCGCTTGTTCCGCTAACAAATTGTTTTTCTTCCATTGTGTTCTCCTTGTTTGTGTTACTTCAAGTATACACGAATATTGCACAAAGCGGGCGGATTTGTTTGTGATATATCACCACATAAAATAAAAGAACACCATCTCCGAGAAGGCAGAAGTCGCATAGAGGCACGGCCTCTGCCCTCTGGAAAATGGTGTTCCAGATATGTAGGTTTTATTTTTATTTCTTGCCGTTTCTGTGGGCCATGCTATGCCGCGACCAGAAGCGAAGTTCCTCCCGCTGACGCTATCGTCTCTGAAAGCATCTGCTGAAAGTCAGAAAATCTAACCTGAACATTATTTAACTTGAATACCGCACGCAGCATCCAAGCACCACCGCAGTTCCTCCCTTCCGAAATAGCAATGTATGCATATTCGTCAAGAACGCGCAATACGCTTGCTAGTTCTTTGCACGCATCGTAGGTCGGCATTTTTGCTGTCAGTACGAGGCGCTGCATGCATACATATTTGCACGCAGAAAGCGGAAAGGAGAACTAACTCGGTGTGATTAAATTAACCTACCCAGCGACCAAAGACTGTATAGCCTTCGCCTTCAGCACGGACCAACCACTCGGTTCCTGGATAACGCTTTTTATATTGCTGCGCCTTTGAGTGGCCAGTCTTAGCGATGTTGCCTGTTGAGTAAACAGCCCACTGATTTGGATTTGCTTGTAGTGTTTCTACGAACTTACGAACTTGGCCAGGTGACCCGTTCTTTGGTGTTGGTGGATTGCGCCACTCTGTATTTGTTGCATTCATTATATTTCTCCTAATTATTGTTGTTTGTTGTATTACTTATGTTGCTTATTACACTATACCGTACTTGCACACTTCTTGCAACCTAGAAAGGAAGTTTTTCCCACATTCCTTCTCGCTCGCAATCAAAGACTGTTACGCCTAGTGACGAGTACATTTCCCGCGTACGGTTGTTTGATTCAATCGCAAAATATTGTTTTGGATTATCTCCGTATGTTGGGAAAACTTTATTTAAAACTTGGTGCTTTTTTACCAGAGGTGCTTCGGAACCAGAGATGCCCGTATCATTGAACATCGCATGGTTCGGCGACCACCCTTGTGTATCCCAGATGCGCTTAAGGGTCGGCCGCGCCCACTTCTGGTCACGAGCGGTAATTAGAATTACATACTCGTCGCGCAGCAGTTCAACCATCCAATCGCGGTACTCCTCAACCTCTTTTACAAAGGTCTCAAAGTTGTGATGACGCATTTCTTTAAAATTACTAGAGAGCGCGACATTGAGGTCCATTAATACAATTCGGTCAATGTGCTTTCTTTTCATAAAATTATTCTACTGCATCTTTCTTTGGATTAGTTGAAACCAACTCCATATCAACTGTTTTCGCGCTGTGTTTTGTAGGATTAGAACAGGTCGGCGGATAAGCCGCGCTAATCGTCCCTGTTTTAAGCCCGCATAACGGACACTTCCAGTTGTAAGGCATCTTCATTACCAATCTCCTCCCATGTGGTACAGCCCGCCCATTCCCGAGATTGCCATTAGCATGTAATCCTGGTCTGATAAACCATTCTTACAAATCTCGCAAATAGTTGAGCCATCTTGAAACGAGTACATTACAGGATGCGGAAGGCAGCATGTGTCACATTCTGTTGCCGCGCCCTGCGTAACTGTAACCGTATACGTTCCTAGGGTTGTTTGATTGTTTTTTGGATTGGACCGTTTTTTACCGAAGGCCATATTTTATTATAACTCCTTACGAATTGTGATGGTGTTGGCATATAGAGGAACTTGGCAAAGGCTGACACTCGCTTTGAGAGTCCTGCCGCTGGCATGTAAACCACACCGATGAGGGCAATGCCCATAATCAGTGGCTGTCCCGCTACTGCAAAGCACGCTGTTGTCCAGACCAAAAGTATCCATCTCATAAAGGCTCCCAAGTCTGTATGAAACCAGGCGTGGTACCTTTTGAGTAGGTATGGGCTGTTGATTGAATTGATGATTGCTTCATCCAATTTATTCATTGTGCTCCTATGTATTGTGTTGTCTTCAAGCGTACACGTTCGCACGCCATCTCACAACCTCTATGTCTGTAATATATCAGCGGTTATTGTATGACTCGCTAAAATTATTCCAGTTCTCTTCGTTGGCAGCGTCGTAGTTCATCTTCCGACACCATTGAAAGTACTCCCGCATCTTCGCGTTCATATAAGCACGCTCTTCTGGGGTACTAGCAAATTTAATTATCATTGGTTCCATTGGTTTCACCTCCTTTATTCGGTTACTACTAATTATAGCAGGTCGCGCGCACATTCCCAACATTGTTTCTGATATTCTTCTGATATATCACGGTACTATTATATTAAAATAATGGGGTCTGCCCACCGTACGGAGACTTCCCCTGCCCGAGAAAATGGTGTTCCAGCCAGACAGGTTTTATTTTGCTTTAATTGGTTTTAATGAGCCTGCCTCGGCCCGCGGAGAAAATGGTGTTCCAGCGACTCAGGTTTTATTTTTGCTTTAATTCCGTTTTATTGGGCTGGCTTTGTCTCTGGTGCAGGCCGCGCGTCATTGCGATAAAAGCCCGACCCCTTCAATACTGTCCCAACCCCCACATAAGTCTTGCGTACGGGGCTTAGAACGCGTGTGACGGGGTGTGGCAACTCAGTATGGGAGGGCTCC